CATTACTGATGGCGGAGATATATAATGTCGCTCGCTTCTGATATAATTACTGATGCTAGAAGAACACTAGCAGATACTGCAAGAGACCGCTGGACAGATGAAGACCTGTTAAGTTTCTTAAACTCTGGAATAGCTCAAATGGCCATTGACACAGAACTAATAAAATCTAACGGGTTTGTGCTATTAGTTGACGGCGTTCAGAAATATGATCTATCTGCAATAGCTTCTAAAATTACTAGGGTAGAATTTGCCGGTATTCCTGTACCATTTCAAAATCATTTAGAGATGGATAAAGTAGACCCAGGCTGGAATGAGTTTACTCAGGGCACTACGCCAACTGCTATAGTTTACGATAAACTTAATATGTCTCAGTTTAAGGTTTATCCAATTCCTGGCGCAGCTATAGAATATGCTAAGTCTAATTCTCCGTATGGCTTATTAACTGCTGTATACGATGCAGGTACAATTGTGCCAGACGTTGAGGCTATTGGGCTCAATACCGGGGCAGTACTAACAGATTATGTCAATGTGTTCTATGTTGTTAAACCTGATAAACTATTACTAACAGACGAGAGCCCTTTTGATAGAATTTGGGATCAGGCCTTAGAGCATTATATAGTAGGTAGAGCCTTACGTATGAATATGGATACACAAAGTAGACAGTTTGCACAAGAAGAACTAGGAGCTTATGCAGCTTTAGTTGGTAAAGCAGATAATTTAGAGAACAAGTCCTTTACTAAGAAATCGACTAGAACAGTCCCATACAATAACGGAGTATAAGATGGCAAAAGCAGTAACATTAGAACGAAACGTAGCTGGTGCAGAAGATCTGCTATTAGATGCCAGCGAAACACCAGTAATACAATCTCGGAATGGCACAAATGTTCCTGTAACGCCCATCAATGCTGCGGCAATTCCTTATGAAGATAATGGGCTACCAGAAGTACCTAACCCTTCAATTAAAGATGTGGTAAGTGGTCAGCTAATCTTTCCAAAAGTAGTAGTAGGTACTAATACTGAAGGAAAAGATTTAGCTAATATTTTATCTCATACAGAATCTGCTGGTGTTATAGCCGGCTGTGCACTTACTAATAACTTAGCTCTAGTTCCTTCGCGTGTCGATATAACGACTGGTACAGCCTTAATGCGCACCGGCACTGACTCTCATGACGACTTGCACACAGTTCAAGTAGATCCTGTAGCAATTACTGATTTACCAGACAATACGACCAGTTATATTATTGCAACTTATAGTGGTGACGGTTTGACTAATGCAGTTATTAGCCATACTACAGACCCTTCTGCTGGTATTATTAATATGACTAATAAAGTTGCAATGTATGTTGTGACACGTCAAGGTAATGACTTAAAAGTTATTAATGTTCTCGAGCAAAATGTCGACTTTATAGCTAAGCACCAAAGAAAAATATTTGATGTCTCTCCTTTTCAATATTCTAGCGGAGCGGCGATTGATGGTGAAGCAAGCCTGAACCTCACTATTAGTGCTGGTGTGTTTTACTTCCAGACTACCAGAATAGCTGCGCAAGCTCTGGCTATGCCAGCAGATAGTTTAGATACTTACTATGGAACTACTGTTGGAGGCTTCACCAGAACGACTGGAGTTACTGCAGTTACTACTGAGTATTTTAGCGATCCTGGATTAACTGCTATAGGGGCTAATAAGTATGCTGTGCAGTGGATCTACGCAATTCTAGATACTACAGGAAATACTGGGTATGCTATAATGTATGGAGATACAGAATACCCAAATCTAGGGCAAGCTAGAGATGCTGCTATCCCTTCAGATATTCCAGATATCTTATTAAAAAGCGGTGTTTTAATTGGTAGAATCATTATCAGTGACACCGAGATTTTTGAAGCTGAGTCTAGATTTGGCTCTACCTTTACAGCTGGAGTAGTTGCTGACCACTTTGTTTTAACTAACCTCCAAGGAGGGCAAGCAGCTGAGTATTACCACTTAACTGCTGCCGAGCATGCTGAGGTTACATCTGGTGCTATGTCAAATAGAGCTAATGTAGTCGCTAATACAGCTACGACACTTGATCCTATTAGTGGTACGAGCGGAACATCATTAACTTTTAATACTACCATCGGTTATGTTCTCGCAAACGGTAAAAACAGTAATAATGCTTTACAGACTATAGAAGAAACAATAACAGCTCAACCTAACATTGATGTTGGTACTGGTAATGAGACTGCTTCTATTGTAATACAGTTGGCTGATGTTACAGGGCTAACTGTTTCTACTGTCTTAACTGGCGATACAAGTGGAGCAACTGGTACTGTTACCGCCATAGCCTCTCTCAGTGTTACACTAAATACTCTGACTGGTGTGTTTGTAGAAGGTGAGACTTTAAACACCTCTGCATACACTTTCACATCGTTTGCTGTCGATTATAAAAAGAGGTATCTACTAATTGATGAGTTAAAGAATATAACAACCTCAGAGTCTAAGATGAATGCAGGACTTAACCGTAGTGATGCTGATAAGTGGGGTGAATACACTGATTGGCAAGAGTTGACTAAGACAACTGCTAGACATAATGATTATGAGAGTTCTACTGGTGTTGCGAGTTCTAGTACCAAATCAGATGGATATGAACCGTATTTAGTATTTAACAAAGCTTATGGGTTACTTAATTCATGGTTAACCGTATTATCTACTTTAACGGGATGGATTCAATACCAAGTATCAGAGAAGAAGGTTATTAAATCCTATTCAATCAGAGGGGAAGATAGCGATATAACTAGAAGTCCAAAAAATTGGACACTAAAGGCTTCAAATACTGGTCAATTTACTGGCGAGGAAGTTATTCTAGACACACAAGTTGGTATTGTCTTCACCGTTGGGAACACTCAAACATTTACGGTGTCTAATACAGTTAAATACTTATATTATAGACTAGATGTTACATTAAATAATGGAGATATTCAGTATCTAGGGATTGGCGAGTTACAACTAAACTTCGATATCCAAGACACTGCTTACATAAACACAGACGATAATGTTGTATATGATAAAACAACTGGCTCAGAAGTAGTTAAGACCCTAGTTGAAGTGGCTGAGTTCAAAACTGATGGTCAAGGTATCCCATACGATATTGTTAACTATCAACCTAATAAGACTTACATGAGTGAGTTAGTTGTTAGTAATGGCTTGACTGTACATAATGATTTTGAATTACTAGGGGGCTTCAATTTTAACCAAAAATTAACTCCTATTAACTTAGTTACTACAGGAGACCGAGTAAGGGATGCTTTATATAAAAATAACAGTAACAAGCCTAAAAAAATATACATAACTATAAAAAGTACAGCAGAGACAGCTATACATATAAATGAAATTCCTGTTTTGAGGGGTGGTGACGATAGTATGTACTATCCTTTCAGTTTTGATGTAGAATCAGGGGATACCTACAAGGTTACAAATGGAACACCATCTTACTGGTTTGAAACAGAATAAGGATAAATAATGGCAACACAACATTACATAAATGAAACAACACTGAAGTTAGTTGGGTTTGATCCTAAAGATGGTTCTATTCCCTGTCGTATACCTCAGCCTGATGAGTCATGGGATATAGTAACCCATGCTTGGAAGATTAACGAGGCTAAGCAGTTACAATCCCAGGGACAGTCAATAGCTGATGCTATGCAAGCTCACATGGATACGACAGCCAAGTCTTTTGGCTTCCACGCTGGTATGGATAGAGCAGCTAACTACTTAGGTAGTAAGAAGGTAAAGTTTGCCAATGATGCTATAATTCTAACCGACTGGCGTGATAACTGGTGGGAGTATGCAGAGATTGAGGAACAGAAGGTGAAAGATGGTCTTAGGACTATGCCAACTGTTGAAGAGATGTTTGTTGAATTAGAAGTAGTAGATCCAACTCCAGTAAAGGTTTAATATGGGAAAGCTAAATAAGAACGACATCAAGTTTATTGCAGAGCATTGTAAGAATGTATACCTTAAGAAGCATATAGGATCATTAGTAGGTGAGAATATCACTTACTTCAAAGATGACAATATTAATGGGTATACATTCTCACTTGCAGGTGTTACATACATCATTGTAGCAGGCACTGATGAGTTTAGTGATTGGTTAGCAAACTTGAAGATACCTTTAGTTCGCGCTGATGGAGAAAACTTCTGGTGTAGAGTTCACAGTGGATTCTATTCTAGCTACAAGCAAGTACGTGATCATATCACTAAGGCTACGAAGGATAAGAGTCGAGTAATTATTGCAGGCCATAGCCTAGGCGGTGCTATCGCTACGTTAGCGAGCTTCGAGTTAGCAACAGCAAACCAAGACCTAGAGTTGTACTGCGTGACGTTTGGATCACCTAGAGTTGGTAACCGTAATTTTGCTGGGAAGTTTAACAAAAGAGTGAAAGAGTCTTACCGACTAGTGTATAGAGATGATGCTGTAACAAAGTTACCTAACTCTCTTCTACTATTCAAGCATGTTAAGACACTATACCAAAGTAGTAAGCGGAGATTCCTTACATACTTCGGCAGACCTGGTGATCATGATATGGAGAATTACATTGAGGGAGTTCAGGATGATATGTTCAAACTGTAAGGCGCTATGTAAGATTGCCTTTATTTAACCACTAGTAAATTCATTGTATTTAATATTAAATTAAGCTTAATATGATATAATAGTTAATAACCAAAGTCTGTAATAGGAGCTATAAAGTGACTCAAGAAAAGCTAGAAGAGATAGCAATTAAAAATGCGGAGTCAATAGCAGCTCTAACAGTAATTGCCAGTAATACCTCGCAAGATGTGGATAAGTTAGTTAAACATATGGATGATGCTTTACCTTTACATGCTAAAGTTTCTAATCTTGAAAGGCGTACAGGCATCTTGGAAAGTCGCTGGTGGAAAGTGATTTCTGCGGGTATAGCCCTCATGCTAGTTATAATCGGAGATTTACTAGTTCAATTAGTAAACTTATTAGGAAAATAACATGGAACGCGAAAAGATAAGCCAGCACTTTTATAGAGATGAGTTTGCTTGTCTTTGTGGTTGTGGGTTTGATGCAGCAGATATTAAACTAGTTGAAATTCTAGAAGAAGTCCGTAACTATTTTGGTGTCCCTGTTACTATTGTAGAAAAAGGGGTACCGGCGGAACTTACTGGTTCAGCTTGTCGTTGTGCTGAGCGTAATGCTTTAGTAGGTGGTGGAGATACATCACAACACTTATTAGGTAAAGCAGCAGATACTACTGTTGTTGGCGTAACTCCTGGAAGAGTGTATGACTATCTTGATGCTACTTACTTTGATACTTTAGGTCTAGGGTTATATAATAGCTTTGTGCATATAGATGTGCGCAAGCGCAAAGCGCGTTGGGGAAAATAAGATGCAAATTAATGACTTCTCTGGTGGTTTAAATCTTAGATTAGATCCCTCACTTATTGGTATTAATGAGTCAGTGGTATGCAATAATGTAGATACTTCTAGAGGTAGCTTAGTGCCTATTAAGGACAAATCACTAGTTGTTGGTCAAGCTATTGGTAGATATGCTACATATTTTAATGCTAATCAAGAATGGGTATGGTCTGATGCAGAGCGTAGCTATGTTGAATATAGAGATAACTTATATTATTCAACTTATGACGAGGCTTCACCAGAGGCTTTGCAAGTTTACGATGGAGTAACCCATAAACCTTTTGGATTATCTTTAGATACTAATACCTATACCAAAGTAGTAACAGAGCAGTTTACAGATCCAGAGTTTGATAATTCTGCTATTGACTGGGGAGTATCTAGTGAATTACGAGATGGAGAAAATGTTGGATTAGTAGTATATTCTCCATCAGATATAGCGTCACAAACTTTTAGTACACCTCCAGGGGTACCATTACTATTTTCTTTTAGATTTGATAATCCTACCTCTCAAACTTATTTTCGTATTCGAACAGAAGCTGGTGGCACTGTCTTATATGAAATTTATGGTATTGTTGGAAGGCATGTAGAAGTGCCCTATACATTTGAATTTATATCTCCATGTGTTAGCTTATATATTGAAGTACTATGTAACGGTGGTACTACCTATATATATAGCTTATCAGCCAAAACTCCAAGTGAAGATTATAATGTACAGCTATCACAAAACTATAGTTTTTCTGATATGGACTTATCTGGTGGTTGGAGTTTAACAGGAACAACTACTTCCGATAACTCAGCCGCGCACTATGGTACTATTAGTATTTTAAGTTCTGATGGGGCAATTCAAAAAGATATTGATGCTATTGTAGGAAAACCTTTACAAGTAAAAATTAAATACTTAAATTTAGATAATAGCGATATAGAAGTAGTTATCTCAGATAATAGTGGTTTACAAGAGGCTACCTATACTATTATTCCAGATAGTGGTTACACAGGTGGGCCAGCAATAGTTTATTTACCCTTTACTCCGCTTTTACCAACTTTTAATGTATTATGTAGATTTTATTATAGTAGTACTCAATATAGTTTTACAGTTTATGAGATAGGCGCAGTAATTACGGAAATAATACCTAAAACCGCCTTAACTTTGTATAATAGTACTACAGGGATTGAGTCTACACCTAGATATGATGCTACACAATATACTCAACCAGAGCATAAATTATCTTGGTCATATAATACATCACCTAGTATTTATGGAGATGTTGTTAGGTTATTTGTAAGAGATTCTATTACTGGTATTTATAATTTATATATAGAGTTAGATACTATAACTACAGAGTACTTCATACCAACTTCTTATACTCCTAATTTAGGTGTTACTTTAGATACTACTACAAGAGACTTGCCTCCACTAAATTCTAGATATTTGCTAGAAGCTTATGGAAGGCTATTTGCAGCTAATGAGCATAAAGTATATTTTAGCAACATAGCTGATCTAGAATATTGGAGTGCTTTGAATTATATAGAATTTGATGATACTATTACAGGCTTAGCTACTCTGTATAATGGCTTATTAGTTATGACAAGTAATACTTGTTTTTTACTAAGTGGAGATTCACCAGCTAATTTTGTTAAAACTACCTTAAGTAAAGCTGTAGGGTGTATATCGCACTTTTCTATTAGCTACTTGGATAACCATGTTATATGGCTAAGTGATGAAGGCTTAATGACAACTAGTGGTGGTACTATTATTAACTTATCATATGATAAATTAGGACATATGGAAGACTTTAAATTTGGTGGAGTTTTTGCTCAAACTTATGCAGCTGCTAGCCAAACTAATTATTATTTAAGTTTTACTCAGACAGATAAATTTGGTGACCATGCTATTCTAGTATATAATAAATTAAATAAGAAATTTTCTATCTTTTCTAACTATGGAGATGCTTGCTATACCAAAGATGGCGACTTATATACATCTATTGGTGCATCTTTATATAAAGCTGAAGCTGGTAATAATGCTAATATAGAGTATATCTCTGGTGAGCTTAGTGAAGGAAGTATTACTAATACAAAAATATATACTGGGGTTGATATTGCTTATATTGGAGATATTACTGTGACATTCTATATAAATAATATAGAAATACTAGTTAAAGCTTTAAGTAGTATAAATATTGCTATAGCAGAAATAAAGCTACCGCAAGCTACACAAAGAGGTAATACCATTAGGTATAAAATAACTGGGTCTGGTTCAGTATATGAAGTTGAATATAAAGTAAAAGGAGAAGAAAATTAAATGGCTGATACTCAATTACAAGTTCCATTAGATTTATCTGATGAAGTTAGTATACATAAGTTTTTAGATATAGTTATTCGTAGGCTTCTTCAAGCTGAAACTGACCTTACTACTGTAAAAGCTGATGTTACTACTTTAGAAAATAATTATACATTACTAGAAGATAGAGTTACTGCTTTAGAAACTAATTATACATTACTAGAAGCTAGAGTTACTACTTTAGAACCTTAAGCTTCGTTTAATGTTAATTTGGATATAATGTATGAAAGGCTAATTATGAAAATTCAACTTGAGACATTTACTATGGACTTAGTAAATGAAATGCTTCCAATGTTAGAGATTCATAGGCAAGAGCTATCAGCATACCAAGACATGAGACTAAAGCCGGACTGGGAAAAGTACCTAACTTTAGAAACTCTTGGTATGTTTAAATGCTTTACAGTTAGAGATATTGCGAATACTTTGGTAGGATATGCTTGGTTTGTTCTGACACCAAATATGCACTATTCTGATTATAGCTATGCTATAGCAGATATTCTTTATATTTCTAGCAAAGCTCGTGGTAAGTTATTAGGTAAGCGCTTATTAGTGTTTACTGAAGAGTACTTTAAAGAGCATACTAACACTTCAGTTATTGTACATAAGGTTAAACTTAAGCATAACTGGGGAAAACTGCTGACTTTGTTGGATTACGAGGCAGTTGAATTAGCATTCCAAAAAAGGATAAAATAATGGGAATTGTAGCAGGAATTGGCGCAATAGCTAGTGTATGGACTGGAGCTGTAGCAGCTGCAGATGCAAAAGAGACAGCAGCTACTGCAGCCGAGCAACAGCAAACAGCTTTAGATAATCAGCTATTAGCTTTGCAGCAACAGCGAGAGCTTGGGCAAGAGCAGATGGCTATATGGGATAGTGTATACGGCCCTGTAGAGAGAAATCTATCTAACTACTATAGCAATTTAACACCAAAAAGATTAGAAACTATGGGACACCAAGCTAATGCTCAGCAGTTTCAAGCTATGGGTAAGCAGCTACAAGCTAGTATGGCTCAACGGGGTATTTCTGGTAGTGGTGTTGAAGGTGCAGCAATGATGGGCATGTCTGCTCAGCAAGCGATGGCTAATGCCCAGGTTACACAGCAAGCTCCTGAAAGAGTAGCACAAGCTCAGCAAAGCTTCTTATCTCGTGGAGATGCTTTACGATCTGTCGCTATGGGTATGAAGGGGCAAGGTCTACAAGGGCAAGCTGGCGCTTACGGGAATCAAGCTGCTTTTGCTAACCAACAGATGCTTACTGCTCAGCAACAAGAACAACAAGCTTATGCAGGGATAGGTCAAGGTTTAGGTGCAGCAGCTCAAGCTTACGGCTATTCTCAAGGGCAACAACGAAAACCTCTAGCTCCTGCTGGAGTTTACCATATAAATTATTTAGTTAAAGGATATTAATTATGTCAAATTTAGGAACAGCAATAGCATCAGGTATAGCACAAGGCTCTACTGGATATATTCAAGGGGCGGAAGCCGGAGAAAATAGAGCGCAAGCTCGCCAAGAGGCTGGTTTACGTAACCAAATGCTAGAAGGTCAGATACAAGCTCAACAGTATCAGCAAGCACAGCAGAAGACACCAGAGCAAATTGCTGCAGATCAAGAAAATCTTCGGTTACAGACTGAGAATATTCAACACCAACAAGCACAACTACATAGTTTTAACTCTTTTAAGAAATACAATATTGATAGTAACCCTCGGCATATTAATACTATGATGGCGTCTAATCCAGTATTAAAAAAGATGTTTCCTAATTTTGTACAAGCTAATAGTATTAATGTTATGGATGAAGGTGATATGAGTTTAGTTGCACAAGTTGGCATCGATCCAGAAGCAGTTAGAGAAGATGCGGCAGCTACTGAGTTATATGCGAGTGGTGATACTGAGATGATAGAAGCTATGGGATATGATCCAGATGAAAAACCTTACCAGCGCTTTTTTAAAGCTACTGTTGCAGATGGTGAAGGGGGCTATAAAACCCAAATAATGGACATGCAGAATATTCAAGAAATGATGGGCTACTCAGACTTTCTTGATGACCAAGAAATAGATCGCCAGCTCAAGCGCGCAACTATTTCTGCAACAACTGCAAAAGCTCGTAAAGATATGGGTATTGGCGGAGGCAAGTCCGAGACAGAGTTTAGCTATAGTAAAGAGCAATACGAGAAAGATACAGCTGGCATGGAAAACCCACCTTCTTATCAAACTTGGAAAGCTGCACAAAAGCCTGCCGAGCAAAGAGCTGCCGCAGAGTCTAAAGAGTCTAAAGCTCTAAAAGAAAAAGAGTATACTTTTAAAGACTCTCTCAGCACTACACTAAATGAGGAAGACTTCTTTACAGCTAAGGGTAAAGCCGCAGAAACTAGAAGAAATAAAATCTATCAAGAAGCTAAAGAGATTCAGAAAGATGCTAAGCCTTCTAATATCAGTGACTTAACAGCTAAGAAAACTATGATTCCTGCTATGACTGAATTGCTAGATGACGCACAAACTCTAAACTGGGATAAGAACTTAGGTACTAAGATAGCAGTATCTGCACAGAAGGTCCTTAGTGAGTTTAATAAGCAAGATATAACTAAGATGTCTCGTGAAGAACTTGGGGATGCTGTAGATAAGCAAATGAAAGCTATGGAAGATGCTATTGGCACAGACAAAGCTGGAGCATCTAAGTATCGCACACACCTAGTTATTATGGCCAAGTTTAAAACCTTAATGGCTCAGTATGTTAAAGATATGTCAGGTGCAGCTGTAACAGAGGCAGAGCGTGACATGTATATGGATATTATGTCTGGTGGTAATTGGGGAACTAAAGAAGCTATGATAGATAGTATGTCAGGTTTCATTTCTGGGCTAGAAACTCAATATAAGAGTGCTATTAATGGTTTACAAATGACTCACCCTCGTAGTTACTTTGAGCACACTAGAGACCTACATAGAATGAGTGCTAAATATGGAAAAGTTAAAAAAACTATTCCAGGGCGTACTTCACCTTCTCAAGTAGGTGGAAGTACTAAGGCAGTAGCCCCTACAACTAAGCCGCAGTCTATGTCAGTTGCTGATAAGAAAACTTTTATTGGACAAATGAAGGAAAAGTATCCTGATGGAAATATTACCGATCCTGACGATATAGCTAAATATAAAGCTATGAAAGGCCAATAATGAAAACAGATATTGAAACACTAAAAGATACCTTTGCTCTTGGTTATGAGACTTATGAGCCTAGTATTAAAGAGGCTAAGAAGGTATTAGATTATTATCATAATCGCCAGTATACTAATCAGCAGTTAAACACTCTAGCTAATAGAGGACAACCAGCAGAGACTTTTAACGTAGTTAAGATGTTTGGTCGTATGCTTCAGGGTTACTATGCTACTGTGCTTAATACAGTTAAGGTTAAGCCACATAATTATAGAGATATTCCTACTGCAGGTATTCTTAATGACTTAGTTAGTGCCACCCTTAGACTTAATAACTTTGATGCTACTGGGGATAATGTAAAACTAGATGGTATGCTTGCAGGTTTAATGTGTGTATTTATAGATGTGAGAGATACTGATGAAGTTGACCCATTTGGGCGTACATTAAAAGAGATTAAGCTAGAAGGTGTTTCACCACTTGAGCTAGTTTTAGATCCTATGAGTGCTGAAGATGATTATTCAGATGCTAGATTTATTCACCGCTATAAGTGGGTATCAGAAGACTCTGCCAAAAAGCTGTTTAGTAAAGAGAAGCTTAAAGAGCTTGAAGCTCACTACAACCACTTGAGCACAGATGAGTCAGAGTTCTCAGCTAAATATGGCATCCAATTTATGGGTAAGTATAAAGTTTTCGATAACTACTTAATAGTTCATACTATTATTGAAGATGATGATGGTAAAACCTGGAGTAAGTTCTGGTCAGGTGATGTTATACTGGCAGAATATGAAGTAACTCATAAAGAAGTTAAAAACCCTTATAGAGTTCAAAAGCTTCATACTTCCCACCTAGCAGAATTCTACGGTATTATGCGAGAAGTTATGCCAGCACAAGACGCTATTAACCAAGCATTACTTAAGATCCAGCTTATGGCAAGTACACAGAAAGCCTTTATCGAAGATGGCGCAGTTGAGGATATTGACGAGTTCACAAATACCTTCAATCGTATTAATGCAGTTATTGGAGTAAAATCACTAGCAGGTATTAAGATCCAAGAAGCAAGCAGAGAAGTACTAGATCAATATACTATTATTGATAAGGCTCTAGATCGTATTAAGATGCTATTAGGAATTAATGATAGCTTCTTAGGTATGGCTTTTGCTTCTGATAGTGGTCGTAAAGTAAAGCTACAACAGAATTCAACTATTGTTGCTTTACGATATATCACAGGTAGATTTGAGCAGCTTTATAAGCTACTAGGTTTAGACATGGTTAATCTTATTAAGCAATACTATACAGCTAACCAAGTTGTACGTATTGCTGATGATATCAATGGAGATCGCTGGTTAGAACTTAATCGCCCAATGATGCAGTGGTCAGGCCGTCAGCATCCTCTTGATGGTTCTCCTATTATGGTTCCTGTAATGGAAGAGAAGTTAGACCCAGCAACTAATGAGCCAATGACAGATAGCTTAGGTAATATTATATTAGCTCCAGTACCTACCGAAGATACTGATATTGAATTTGCACGTGTTGACATTGAGATGGAAACTGCATCATTTAATGATGAAGATGAGAAGAATCAGCTAATGCTTGAAACATTCTTAAATGGCACAGCTGGCCAGCTATTAAGTCAAGCTAATCCTGCAGGGTTCTTCCAAGCAAGTAGCTTAAACATCAAGTCAATTAAGTCTAAGTATAGCCCACAAATTTCACAAATTCTGGAGCAGACTGCTCAGATGCTTAGCCCTCAAGCACAGCAACAGATGCAAGAAGGTGAAATGCAAGGTCAACAAGGCGGTGGCCAAAGTCCGATGAGCCAGACAATGAAACTACCACAAAATACAAATGAAGGTGCGTAATGAAAGTAGATTTTGATGCAGATATTGCAGGACTAAAAGTAGACTTTGACGCTGATTTAGCTGAGACTGATGGTGTTAGTACAGGCCCCGCTTCTCCTGTTTCGGATGAAGATATAGCTCAAGACATTATGAAGCATGACTATACTGCTGAAGAGATCCAGACAAAGTTTGGTGATCGTGTAGAGTCTACTGGTGCAAGCCAAGAAGAACTAGACGTTATGCCTATAACTAATTTTGAGCTATTAGGTGAGATGGGTACCAAAATTAAAGAGCATGCTGTTGGCACTGCCCAGGGTGCTGCAGCTACAGGTTTAGGTATTCTTAGACTAGGTGGTGATGTGATAGAGGCTGCTGGCGGTGAGCCAGATATGACATGGACTGATAGTAATATCAAAGCATTAAATAAGTCTATTAGAGCTTATGAAGAAGAGCATGGCTTAGGTAAGGGTGAAATAAGTGCTGCAGACTTTGGTCGATTTATTCCAACCTTAGCTACTTTAGGGCTAAGCACAGCTAGTAAGATGGCAGTACCTATGATTGAAGGGCTAGTAGCATATGCTGAGCAACGTGGCGCTGAAAAAGATAAGGCTGCTTCAGCTCTTACTGGTGGCTTGACTTCTTTAGGTGTGTATGGAACTGGTGTCGTTTTGGATGCTTTATTACCCCCAACTGCTAAAGCTATTCAAAAACACTTACAAGTACAAAATGACTTGTCTGATGAAGTAGTAGAGGATATCTTTAAGAATTATCAGAAGATTATGAAGGTACCTGATACTACAGCTAGCAGAGTAAAAGCTATAGTTAACAGTCTTGGTGAGTCTGGTAAGAAGTTTATTGAGGGCGCTAAGCAACGTTCTCCTAGAGCTGCTGCAGAGTTACAAAGAGAAGCTGTTGGTCGTACTAGACTAATTGAAGAACTTGGGGGAGCTGTTAAAACTATTAGTGCAAAGAGTAAGCAGCCTTTCGAAGATCTTACTAAATTCTCACAGGGCTATGCTAAGGCTGAGAAAGCTATTATGGATAACTACACTTTAATGAAGGACATGATGCCACATACAGCTCTACCTAAGTTACAAGTAATAGATGCTACTGATGTCACTAAGAGTATGACTAGCAAAGCAGGGAGAACAGCCACCACTGTCAGAGAGAAGGTAACAGATGCTTCTGGCCAAGCCTTCACAACTACTAAGAATATAGTTGATGTTAAAGGTAAACCTCTAGCTACTACTGAAAAAATAGTATCAGCTACTAAGAAGCCTTTAAAAATACCAGTGCTTGACGAAGCTTTTACAACTACTAGAGCTGAAGTAAAAAGCAGATTATCTGGAGAGCTTACACCGCATAATCTTATAGATACTATAAAAATGGTCGGAGACTTAAAGTTTGCTACTAAAGACAAGATAGCTAAGAATAGCTTAAATACTCTACAAGAGACTTTGCAAGGGGTGCTTAAAGAGAATATAGATCCAGCTCTTTATAACATGTATAGGTTACAGAAGAACCAGTATAGTCACATGCTCAGCATGAGAGAGCACGTAATTGGCAAAACTGCTAACCTAGTTAAGACTGAAGCCCTAGCGCCTAAAGAAGCTTTACAAGCATTAAGGCAGATGGGTGAAGGTGGTAAGGCTACATTTGAGGCTGTTGAGAGAGTTGCCGGTAGTGATGTATCTAGTGCCTTCGAGAAAGCTTTGATTAGGGATGCAATTGATAACGCTAGTGGTAAAGGTTCTGGAGACTTCTTACACTTTAGTGATTTGAATAACATTCTTATGAATAAAGAATTTGTATCTGCTGAAGGGAAAGCATTTCAAGAGCTAACCTCCACATTAGATAGAACGTTTGCTACTGATGATCTTATTAGATCAATTATGCACAACACTCAAAACGATGTTAGCTTATCGCCTACACTAATCGGTAAAGCTAAGTTCTTTATTGTGCAACAAGCTTGGCCTGCTGTAAGACAGAGAATACCATTCTTAGAAAAGTCTAAGCACGCATTAAAAACTGCTAGGTTAGAGTCATTACTTACCAGGCCTGCATTAGTTAAAACAGCTAAGGAAGTTATGGCAGATATGCCAGAGTACCAAAAAGCTATGATACAAGCTGATACTGTAGACTTTATTAAAGAGATACTAACTGATGAGAACTTGAAGAACGTAATGTCAAGAGCTGCAGGGCAAGCAGAAGATACCGGAGTAACTGGTGTTATTAAAGATGTAATTGAGTAACTTATATCTCAGTAGAGACATAAGTACTATTATTAAAGTCTTCCTTCTTGGAGACTTTCTTATATACCTGTTCCGAGATTGCTCCCTTAACTAGTATATGATGAACAGTTAAAGACTTGCTGCCTTCCATATTAACTATCCGATCCTTTCGTTGTATAAACTTAGAGCCAGAATAATCTGCGCTAAGAATAACAAAATGATCAAGATGAGAGAGGTCAACACCTTCAGCATGCCCATTAGAACTGTAGATCTTTGCGTTCTTAAAATGTTTAGCAAGAAGAGTTCTCTCACCAATAAAATGGCACATAATACCAAGGCCGTCCACATCACCAAACTCCTTCTTAATATAGTCTATCTTCTCGGTATTACCTAGCATAATGTAATCATCATCTACCTTAGCTACGCCTGACTCCATCATATGTAAGCTTGTGCGCAACTTCATAGTAGTATCTGCTACTAAGTCTCTCTCATTGAGATAGCTGGCATGAGCGTGCTTATTATTTTTAAACATGCTCTCATCTACCTTAATGATACGATCTTTCTGTAAAGTATTATATAGCTCCTTGGTAGACTTACTTAGCTCAACGTAGTGTAGCTTATCAACTGCTTGAAGCTCTTTACTAATACCAGCATCTTCCTGTGTCATGTAGATAGTAAACTTATCAACCTCTGGCATAAGTGTATCTTTGACACGGTCGTACTGAGCTATCTCTCGGCCAGCGGCTTTGATGTAATACTTATCACCATAAATTCTATGGAAGTCGTAGAAGTTCTTCATCTTAAAAGGGGAGTACTTAGATATTGACATCTGATGATAGATACCAGCAGGACTCTCAACAATAGCTGTACCACTAAGATGAATATGCGGAATTTCCCAACACACTTTCTTAATAGCTTTATACTGTGCTGAAGGCTTACCTAGCTTACCTAAGCGATGTGACTCATCAACTATCACAAGATCAAAGGCTCCCTTCTTATACTTGTGCATTTGCTCATAGTTTGTAATAAAATAAGTATGCTTTAAATCAGAAGAAATAAACTTCTCCCAGCCACTAATAGCATTCTTTTTGGTAATTACTAAAACTCTTAAAATTCGCTTAGTAGACTTTTCACAAGCTAAGATAGCTGTAAGAGTTTTACCACTGCGAGGCTTACCAGCAAGATACACATAACCTGCAGCAGCAAGCTGATTATAAACCAGCTCTGCAAACTTAACCTGATGTGGATAAGGTGTAATACTCACATCTTACTCTTTAGCTCTTCTGCTAGAGTAGCAACATAATTTTCTAGTTGCTCTTTAGCTGCTTTAAGCACATCTTGCTCATCTTCAACATTATAGTTGATAACTAATCTAAATGGAACCACCTCAATCTGATATGTGCGGTTATTATCCATTTGAAAGTCTTCAACCTCCTCATCTGAATATTTAATTATTTCAACATTTAATAAGCTCATCTAATTCCTCCAAGAATTCTTTAACTTGTTTAAGCTCCCACGCAACTATAGCATGTCCACCAGCATCAATGATAAGATCTATATTATACTGCTGTAGCGGTGACACGTTATCTCTACGATCTGGGTGCTTAACCTCAATAGCTGCAAAAAGACCTTTATAACAGAAATTCAAATCTAGTTGACCTTTTTTAGTTAGCGCACCATTAATAACATAAGCCCCCTCTTTTTGAAGGTGCTTAATAAACTTTGTTTGGATTGTTTGCTCAGTTGCCATCGCGCTCAGCCTTATGCTTCAATCTCTTTAAGCGCTTCTGTCGCTTTTGGTTTTTACTTGTTGCCATCAGTCAATCTCCTTTTCAGTTTTATCATCACGAACACAAATAAATGTAGGCTGAATATAAGTATCCATAATTTGCTCGTATTCAATTTCAATTACTTTGCCGATGAATTCATCATAGCAAGAGTCTCTGTCGATATCTGACAGTCCGCTACCAACACTAACCTTACGCCCTTGACTATCTATTAAGACTAACGAGCCTATTAAGTTTTCGTACTTACCTTCACCCTCTTCAATGCCAATACAAAGTAGATCAGCAGTCTTGCGAAACTTCAACTTGATACTATGGTTAACTCTTTTACCTATATGATAGGTTTCAGCAGGATCATCAAGCATCACACCTTCCCAGCCAAGTTTAACCATTTGCTTAACATACTCAATAGCTTGCTTGCCACTTAATAGACGAGTATCGACTACTTGCATATAATCTATATTATGCAGTAGAGTGCGAGCCATCTCTAAACGTTTAATCTTTGGTACATCAGTACCTAAGCCATGCCCAGTGTCTACTAGGAAGTCAAATACTTTAATATTAGCTAAGCATTCCTCATAGCCTCGGTTAGCTACACCTTTCTTAAAGTTCGTGCGATAAGTAGTTAAGATAGCAGATCTTGGACGATCTCCTAGTAAACCTTCGCAACCTTGGTTAAACTCTGCAACAATAACAAAGTCTAATGAAGGGACTGCTTGCAATATCTCATCAGCTACTACACTTATATAGAACTCTTTCCAATCACTAGTATAGAAACTAATCTTATCACCTTCTTTAACCATAAAGATCTGGTTACCATCATACTTAGTTGATGTTAACCATTGCTTGTCATAGAAGTCTACCATAGACTTGGCAGGAAGCTTATCGAAAGCTTTCCCTTTCTGCGGCTTTATCTGGTTCATACTATATACCCGTAGCTATCCATAGCAGAATAGAAAGTATCGGTATCTTCGCCTATCCAGCTTCTAGATGTTTCAACAGGAATTTCAGTATTTATTACATAGCTATGTGAAACATGAGTCTCATTAGATAGGTTTATAGCTACCTCATAAGTATTAAATAAACTAGGAGCTCTAGTAAAGATAATATCTGTAATAGTAACAATACCGTTATGCTCAGCTAATAGTTTCTCATAAGCTTCGTCAGTAGACTTGATAAAGTTGCCTTGCTTATTTAGAAAGCCTTTACGATCTTTAATATCATTATAAGCATGACTCCAGCACTCTGCAACAGTAACACCGTGTAATGTGGCGAGATTGGTTAGCACTACCATGCAATCGCCAATGTCATCTTTGATATCTTTGCCCTTAGCTACATTGTCTGCCAACTCGCCAACTTCAGAAACTAGTTTAAGTGCTTGAGTAGTTAACTTCCCATTTGCATTAATACCTCGATCTTCAGACCATTGCCATGTTAGTTGATTTAACTCTTCTAAAGTGTACTGCTTTACTTCTGTCATTATGCGTCCTTCTTAATTTCGAATTTTAAACTATCTTCAGAGAATGGATGTAATACCACGCCCTCACCTTTGTATACTGTAATAGCTACTGCTAAGCTGGGGTTATAATCACCCTTCTTATAAGCTGTTACCATACTTCTACCAACACCTAAAAGACTCTCAGCCTCTTGCTGGCTAAGTCCTCCTTCTAGCTTACCGTTTAACCACGGCTGTATAAATTCCATGAATAACCTTTATAAGTTTTTATTATACGAAAATTGACTCATATTCAGCCTATATCGCACGTTTATGAGATCACTAGTATGAATACACAAGTGGAGTCTCAG